ACCTACTGCCTGTTGTTCTGACATCTACTAGTTGACCAACCGCAAAACTTTGTGTCGAAAAACTATCAACATGCTCAATCGTTCTAAACTCTGCTAATTCATCAATTGCCGTTTTCTGGGTAGTAGCATTTAGTTTACTGACTGTATTATCATATCGATCCCCAACGGCATCAATATACTTCACCACCGCCTCAGTACTAGGCACCATCTTAGCGCTAGGACTTTGCAGCAAAGTATCATCGTCAATTCCTTTGAAAGTCTTTCCCGCAATCTCCATACTATCCCGCACCACCGACTTATCCGTAATCATAGTGCGCTTCTGCCCCCAGCTCGTGGCGGCAACCAAAACCATCAATACAAGAAACAACAGACGCTTCATCGAATATAAATTTTAACACTGGCATTCCCAGTAAAGTGAATAGTGGCCTCGACGCCTGTATAATAATCCACCAGCCAGAGAAGAGAATCCCCGTCAGTGACATTATCCTGATAGATTTCGGAACCATTCGCCGTAGTTCCAATTTTAAAAGTACCCGTGGCAGAGATCTCCAAACTGACCTTTTCCATCAGCTTGCCCGCCGGCAAGGTATAGGTAGCAGATCCGGAGACAGTAAGCAACTTCGGAGCCAACTCGTTCACCACGGTGATCTCTTCGCTCGTGGGGATGGTGGCCAGGAGATCATCCAGCCCGTCGATCTGGCTCGTTGGGATCAGTTCGTCTTTATGGAAGAAACTATCCCAAGTATTCCAGAACTGCGACTGCGTGACGATCTTACCCGTCTGAAACCATCCTTTAATTGTGTCTAAAGCTGTCTTTGCCATGATCAGATCCTTTGAACGTAAACAGTTACGAAGAACGGCGGACGGTTCTCGTGCGGAGCCCCACCGCCCTGGAAAGGCACATCCTGCGGAGCGCTGATGATATCCGGCTCCACACCGGCCTGGCTCGTATCCGTAGCCGCACTGGTTTTATTTTCGCCCACAATACTCTTCCGAATCAAGCCATACTCACCCGGATCGATGTTACCACCGTTATCCGTGTTCTGCGTATGGTTGTGGCGCGGCATCTCTGCGATGGTGAGAGTGTGGGACTTCTCTCCACCAATTTGCCCCTCCGTATTATACTTTACATCCCAGATGCCGTTGCCCGGATCGCTGTTGCGATCATCATAAGCTACCGTAAAGCGCCCACGGCGGTCCTGCGTGCCGTTAGAGCCATTGCACAAGGCAAAACCCTTCCATTCCCACTTGCCGAGCCCAGACGCCTCGAAACGGTCTGAAACAGCCGTTATTTCAAGGATCTGCCCCACGGGCGTCACTGCGCGCCGCATCACTTCCGCTTTGCGCTGGCTGGTGTAGGGATCAAAGGTGATATAAGTACCAGATCCCGGCTCAGAAGTCGTATAAACACCGCTGGGCGGCAGATACACCGGATAGGTGCCCGCATAACCCTGCGTGCTGACAAACTTGCCATCAATCAAAATAAGCCCCGTGGAGATCTCCAAAGTGCCGGCTCCTGTATTTACATTACTGACCGTACACCCCTCAATGATCACCGAGTCCTCAAAAGCCAGCATAGCGGCCGCCCGTAATTCCAGGTTGATCAGATCGGTAGCGCGCTTCAAATTAGCGTACGCCACCTGGGCACTGCCCGTGCCAAAGCGGGCGATCTTGGTCGTATACCGGTCCACCAGGGTGCCGTTCTCATTTGCCTTCTGCACCGTCGTCTCTTCGATAATGAAGTAAGTAGACTTGGTACCTGCCTGGAAATACACCAGATCCCCGTTGTACAGTATCCAGCCATCAGAAACAGAACTACCCGACTCCGTGAGCCCGGTAATGATCACCAGGTCCGTGCCGGCCAGCTTCGCCAGGGCCTTGATCGCAGACTGATAATCATCCTGCATAAAGCCAAGCGTTGCATCGCTTTCCAGTGGGAAGCCCTGAGGCTGTGTTTTAAAATCTGCGTAATTCATATCCAGACAATTAAGTAGCGTTTAGTTGGGAGCTTGTAGGTGTTCAGGAAATTCTCGATAGCCGTCTGCTTGTTCTGGTATTCGATCGGCACCCGCACCTCAAACTCAAAATCAGATCCCCCGAGAAATTCCGGCAGATACACCGGCCGATTTTCCGACTCCAGGAAAATAAAAACCTTATCCCGTGGCGGATAGTCCCGGATCTCGATCTCCCGGTTTACGATATCAAACTTCTCATTGAGCCAATACTGCAGCACTCGTTTGTGCGGCGTAATTCTTACCTGTTCAAGGGTATTAGTGCGGAACAAAAGGAACGTGCTGTGGATCAATTTTACCGGCGCTAAAAGAGCATTTAAAAAAGCCTCAAACACCGGTTTACGCACCGGTGACGGTATTTTATCCCGTACATACTTTTGCCAATCCACACTATACATAAGCAATGTAATTTATGGTCAGATCTGCCGCCTCGTATACCTTCAGAAAACCACTGTACGGCCGATATCGCACATCCACCTCCACATAGTTCGGGTCTGCATCTCTGGCCGCCTGCGCAAGGCGAACTACGGGAATCTTCACCCCAGGCACTTGCTGCAGGGTATCCACCAGGTGACTCTTTACAAAATCTCCATCAAATTCCAGGTTGAGCAAGTAATTATCGATGGCCGTAGCCACCGGCGTGCTGTCGCTGCCATCCAGCCGAGCACCGTCCGGACCGATCACCTGTGCATCGTAATAAATATCCAGCGTCAGTTTGATATGGTCCGGCTCCGTACTGATCACTGTTATCGGCACCCCGGCATCTTTTATTTCGTTCATATATGCCTCAAAGGCATCTTTAGCCGCACTTGGTAATGGCGTTAAATCTCCGCCCACAATTTGCACCGCTTTTACAACCAAGGAAGTACCTTCTTCTACCACAGCCGCTTTTTCAATCACCTTGCTATCAGCAATGGCATCCTCACTGACTCCAGTATTGTCGTAATAAATCTCTCCCTCAGGCAAACTGAATCCATATTGAAAATTAAGCGCCATTTGTTGGTACCATGGCAAACTACTCGGCTTCTGCGTGGCCAGGATGGTAGCAACATCAGTTTTGAATAGATCGAACAGGTTTTCAAGCACGGCGATAGCGCCGGCCACCACTCGGGTGATCAGGCGATAGACTGCAGTAGTCGAACTGCTATTCAATCCAGACAGCACGCTATCCTCGCCGATAGCGGTCAAGATGTCTGCTTGTATTTCATCGATCGTTCGTGCCATTATCAATCTACTTCAAAGTCCAAGAATATTGCCCAGTATCCGATGCCCTGCAAGATGCCTACATCAGCACCCACCGCAGGCCGGTAACCACCGGCAGTAAAAAAGGCTGCTACTCGTTTATCAATGACAGCCGGCAGCTCCAGCTCATCACCTACAGTCAGCTCATCAGTCACCGATAGGCCATTAAGCGAAGCCAGAGCAAAGACCGCCTCTTCGCTGCCGAGGTGCTGCACAGAAATGTCCAGCAAACTTTGCCCTGGGTGTACAATCGCTTTAGCCATAACTCGCATCTACTATTAAAGCCCCGTTCTGGGTGCGCATGGTATCCACCCGCATCCCGTCCCGTTCAAATTCTCGTTTAATTTCACTGTTCAAATCGCCCGGCTGCTCATCCAGCAACCACCAGCGTATACCGACACCCCTGGTCGGAAACTCCCGCAGCTCGCCTTTAGCGATCAGGATCAACAACTCCTGGTGTTGCCTGGTGCTTTCCCCCATCACCAGATCGCCGTTCTCGACCAGCAGATCAAAATCACTTGTTGCCAATTTCAAATCCGTCATGGCGTCAGGTTTACGTGATCACTCAGGTGCCCATCCAGCTGCTGCCCCAGCGTGACCAATTGTGTCCTTATCGGGGGCAGCTGAGCCGCCAAGGCAGTATAAGCCGGAGCTAACGGAGCCAGTACACCGGCCGCAGCTGCGCCCTGGCTGGCGGTGAATGTCTGCAAGTGCGTCAGCAAACTATCCAATTGATCGATCAACGTCTGCAGGTTCTCATTTAAATTCGTACCCAACACAGCCGGCTGCAGATTATTCGTGCCCAGATCGATCTGATCGTCCGTGATATAGATCGTAGTCAGTTCATCCACATTCAAATGGATCTGATCCACTTGGCCGGCCTGCAGCATTACATAGTCCTGTTCTCGATTACCCAGATCCACGATCATCGCCGTACTGCCTACCCGAGGCACTACCAGCACTCCTTCGCTGCCGGTGATCGCATTGATACGCACCTCCGGGTATTCGTTGCCGTCACCATCAACACCGTCGAAAGTCATCTCCACGGTATCCACAGCGGCCACCTTCACCGGGATCATGCCTTTACCCCGGCGCTGGTTTACGAATTCACTCAATGCGTTTTCTAATTCATCCATTATCAATCGAGTTTCAAGCCTATTTTTACCTGCCTGCGGCCTCCACGGTCGCTCAGCGTCGTTTTTACGCTCTCCACCAGGTAGTCACCCTCTTTATTATCAAAAGTCTCATCTCTGAGTCTTACCGTGTTTCCGACCCGACAGACCGGCAGCAGAAAACCCTCCAGGCTTCCACGGTAGCCGCTGTATTTGTATTTCAAGATCTCCTGCTCAGCTCGTTGCCCCAGATCCTCACCTGCAGCCAGGTTGTAGAAATAGATAGTCCGTTGTTCTCCGTTCGGATCTCCGACCACTTTGGTCGTAAACTCATTATCTTTCGATACCGCCACGGCTTTCACTTTCAGGCTCACGTTTTCCTCATCTTCCCACTCCAGGCTATGTTTGATCACATTTTGCCCGATCGTATACTTCACCACCGTCCCGTCCGTCTCCGAAGCCAGCCCCACCACCAATTGGCCAAAGTCCCGGAAGTAGATCGTGAGGCCGTAATCCTTGCGAAGCTTCTCCAGGGCCTGGGCGGCGTTCACATTTTTGAAAGTGAACTTACGGAAATTGATTTCCGGCATTTCGTTCACCACCTCGATGTCCGTATCGGCTAGAATAAAGTTGATCAGTTGGCTCAGCGTAGTGCTCTTAAAAGCTTTCTGTAGTTGCTTCCGACGTAGTTGGTACACTTCGTCCTCGCATTCAATTTCCATGGGCACCGTTGGGCTAATACGTTTTACATAGCCCCGGAATTCCTCAGCCAGGTCACCGTCGTAACCGAACCGAATCACTACCGGATCACCTACAGTAAAGACCTTCGCCACTTCCACTTCGCTCACCAGCTCACCCGCTCTTTCAAGTCGCGCGGTTGCCGGCAGTCTCAGCCGGGCACTTTTGCCCAGCTTCTTTATGCTGTCCTCGAGCTGCACCTCATGCAGTCGGGAAAACTTCTTACCTCCTATTTCCGCCTCAAATCCGATCACATACATCGCTAATCGATTTGCAGGATAAAATCCTCATCCGATACACACTTCAACTCATACGCCTGCGCGTGCTGGATGCCGATCATTTCCGGAAAACTACTCTCCCGGATCACCACCCGGTAAATACCGGCCAGGCTCATCAGTGCGCATTCAATATCCAGGGCCTCTTCCCGTCCGTCCAGGTCAATGATCGACTTTACCTGATCTTCCGGGTAATACAAGGCGCTTTTCGCATTCACACAGATGCCCCGGATCGTGATCTGCCAGTCTTCAATGCTGATCAGCTCCTTCACCGTGCCTCGCCGCTTACTACCCACCAGGCTGGTTTCCTGTATCCTTTTGCGCCGGGTCAGCATCACCGTTGGTTCATTCGGCAGCAGCACCCCGCCGATGCGCACCGGCATGAACAATGCCCGCCCATCCGCCAGGCGCGCATTCAGTTGATTGCGTACGGTCAGAAATTCCGTGCCCTCCTGCGTGGAGTCTTCAAAGTTTTCAAATTTCGGCACCGTACCGCTGTCGGTATCGATCTTGCTGCCGTCATAAGCTTTGCCCCGGCCAATGCCAAAGGCGCGCTGAAAAAGATTCGGTATCGAAAAATCAAACTCAGCCATTAGCCTGTACTTGATTTGCTGAGTTAAGCACCTGCATCAGCTTGCGCATCACCATATCCGCCATTTCATCCACTCCCTGTTCTACGTTCTCAGCCGTTATCCGAAGCTCCTGCACCAGGTTACCCAGGTTGATCGTGATATTCTTCGTTGATCCCCGGCCGGTAATACCTTCCAGGCCCTGGGTCGTTTTCGTTTCTGTAGTCCCTCCAGCGGTAGCGCTATCAGTACTTTTTGAACCGGCAAAAGCATTGGTCACCGCATCGTTAGCTCCGGATTTACCCGGCCCTGTATCCAGTTGATCATAACCTTTCTGGTAACCCTTAGTAAAAGCAGCAGCCAAACGAACACCAGCGCTCTCGGCCATCTTCTGCGCCGCGCCGGCCGCATCGGCCAGCCCCGAGGCAATCATATCCTTATCGAAAGTGAAAATCCCGACCACCACTTTCCCCAGGCTCATCAGTGGAGCAATGAGAAAATCGTAAAGGATAGAACCCACCTCCTTCAGAGCGTACCACATACCCGTCAGAAATCCGCGAAATCCAGCAAACTTATTCCATGCGTAGATCACTCCGGCCGCTAAAGCAGCTAACGCAGCGATGACCGCACCTATCGGGTTAGCTGTCATCGCTGCGTTCCAAAGCCATTGCGCCGCCGTAGCAATCTTAGTAGCTATCGTCGAAGCATTCACCCAAAAAGTATAGATCTTGGTCGCACCCCAAAGTATACCAACACCGACTGCTAAATGCTGGAGCAAATCAACATGATCAGCAATCCAAGATGCACCCGGGATAAGGTAGTCGTTGAGTAAAGTAGTGACGATGGGAAGAAGCTGTGTACCAATGGCCACAGCTACGCGGTAGGACTCATTTTTAAAACTTTCCATTGCTGCAGCCGGACCTTGCGCCACGGCCGCCGCACCTTCGGCAAATTCTTTCTTAAGCTGAGCCGCAAATTTTGGCAGGAAGTCTTCGGCCATCACCTGCCCGGTTTCGAGCATCTTATTCAATTCTGCCTGAGTCACACCCATTGATTTGGCAGCAATTTGAAACGCTCCCGGCAATCGCTCACCTAATTGCCCACGTAGTTCCTCAGCTTGCACTTTGCCTTTGCTCGCAATTTGACCAATGGCCAGGTAAGCCCCACGAAGATCTTCTGCCGGCAAACGATTCGCCGCGGCAGCCGTGGCCACCCCTTCAAAAATATCACGGGTTGCCTGGCCCTCTAGTGCAGTACCTCGCATACTACCAGCCAATTGCTTAAAACCTTCCCGGCTAGATATGAGGTTGATCTTAAGGCGATCTACAGTTTCATCAACAAAGGCAATGCTTTTGGCTCCTTCTCCGCTGGTCGCAAAATCAATAGCAATATTCGTAGCATCAAAATCAGCGGCTTTTGACACAGTGCCAAGCGTAGCACCTACTAGTCCCAAAGTGGCAAGAAACCGAACCGCTGCGGATCTCATTCGGCTAAACCCAGACGAACCCCGGTTCCCCATATGGTCGAACCGGTTCGAAGTCTGTTCAG